TTCTACTTAAAATGCCAAGCAGGTTGGAAAGAGCGGGATGCGCTAGAATTAACGCCTTCCACGATTGACAAAATAGTCGCCGGTGTAGGCCGTAGTCGTAGCATGTCACACGAAGAATGGGTTAAGTTTGCAGAGGAACAGAAAGCAAAATCGAAACTGAAAGCAGCGAAATAGTCATAGCATGGGAGCCTCAGGAAGGTCCACAGGCGGTCGCCTTATATGCGACTCATGTACACGTATTACTTTTTGGTGGGGCTCGTGGTGGTGGTAAATCGGATTACCTACTAGGCGACTACTATCAGGACGTCTACGAGTATGGGCGCAACTGGCAAGGCATTATGTTTCGGCGGACCTATCCAGAGCTTGAAGGGCTCATTCAGCGCGGTAAGAGCATGTTTCAAGATGCTGAATGGCTGGAAGGTAAGCGCCAGTTTCAATGGCCCAACGGGGCGATTCTCAAGATGCGACATGCTGAAAATGTGTCAGATGTCAGCAAGTATCAGGGTCATCAATATGGATGGGTAGGCTTCGATGAGATTACGAATCAGAAGGATGAGCAGGTGTTCCGGCAGCTACTCGCGATTAACCGTTGGGCAGAGTGTGAGCTACCAACTAAGCGCGTGAGGCTATCAGGCAACCCCGGCGGTCCAGGTCACCAGTGGGTTAAAAAGCTTTTCATCGACCCTAGCCCAGGCGGCTATGAAGTCATTAACGACGGCGACTTTCAGCGGCTATTCATTCCCTCTCGTGTGCAAGACAATCAAATTCTAATGGACGCAGATCCCCGCTATGTCAAAAACCTCGAGTCTATCGGGAGTGCTGAACTCGTTAAGGCATGGCTCGAAGGTGATTGGAACGTGGTGCTAGGTTCATACTTCAGCGAGTTTGGAGCGACTAATGTCATAGCTCCGGTTCCCCTTCCCGCTCATTGGATGCGATTCAGGGCTATGGATTGGGGATTCCATGCTCCTAGTACCTGTTTGTGGATTGCAGTTTCAGATGGCAGTCTTGACGGCATACCAGACGGGGCTCTAGTGGTATACCGAGAGCTACAACGGGCAGGGATGACGGCGGAAGAGTTCGCGCTAACAGTTGAGAGCATGACAGCCGAGACTATCGCATATTCAGTGTGCGACCCTTCGATGTTCGCCAAACAAAGTCAAATTGTCAAAGGCCCATCGCTTGCGGAAGTCTTTCGTGGTCGCGGTATAGCCCTATCGCCCGGCGACAATGAGAGATTGCCTGGTTGGATGCAGATTCGGCAACGCCTCAAAGCGGGAATGCTACTTATATTTAGCACATGCAAAGAGCTGATTGCAGAGTTACCCCTACTACAACACGACAAACTACACCCTGAGGACCTCGACACTACCGGTCAAGACCATTTAGCGGATGCCCTTCGTTACGGGTGCATGAGCCGACCATACATCAAACGCGAGCCAGTCAAGATTAAACCCATTAGAGGGTTTGGTGACTATAACTACAACGATTTACACAGAAGCATAGAAGGGCAATATGAGTAGTACAGAGCACGAAAACAAGGAATGGGCAACCGAATTAACGGCGGCATATAAAAGCCCTAACCGCGAACGCTTCCTACTGCAAGCCAAAAAGGCATGGAGCGCCTACGATGCGGGAGCCAAGGAAGGCGCGAGGAAGTCAGGCGACAGCAGGGACTACGCTATATTCTGGTCTACGATAGAAACGAAGCTACCGTATATATTCTCAAACATCCCTACTCCGAGAACCCGTAGAACAGGAGCAGCAAGTAATCCCATTGATGCCAAGGCTTGCTTTATCTCCGAGGCTTTGATGGAATTGCAGGTAGAAGGGCAAGATTGCGAGTACATCTTTGAGGAGGTGGTTAAGAGCTACCTTATTACCGGCCTAGGCCAGCTATGGGTACGCTACGAGCCAACCATCAGCGTGGACCCGAGTGGGCAGACGGAGGTAGCCCGTGAGGCGGTCCGGTTTGATAGCGTGCACTATGATGACTTCCTCTTTCCAGATGTTCGCAGCTGGTCAGATGTTGAATGGGTAGCACGTCGCATATTCCTGACTGGCGAGGACATCAAAGAGCGGTTCAAGGTCAGCGGTGAGCAGATCGACAAAATGACTTTCAAGACCGGTAACCGTGACGGCGAGACCATCGGCGTTATGAACCTCATGGGCAAGGACGACTTGCAGACTACCGCTATATGGGAGGTGTGGTGCAAGCGTAGTCGGTCGGTGTACTTCTTCTCAGGCGATGAGTTTGACGTGATGTTGACCACCAAGCGACCGTTAGACCCGGTGCGCTTCCGTGGCTTCTTCCCTTGCCCTCGCCCCCTACTTGGCACGACTGGCACGGATACCCTATGGCCGATACCTAACCATGTGTATACGGCTACGAGCGAGGAGACCATACAGGCCAGTAAGAAGACTCAGAGAGCTCTAGTCCGTAAGGCTATGCCGAAAGCCCTATTAAACGGCGAGTTTGGCGACGAGCTTAAGAAACTATGGAATGCTAACGAACCAATAGGGCAGGTGCTTGAGAACTGGATCCAATTCGTCAATAAAGGCGGATTCCAGGGCAACGTAGCATACAGCCCAGTTGAGGAGTACATCAAGGCAGCCCAGACGATGAGCCAACAGATTCAAGAGGAGCTGAACAGCTACTGGGAGCTATGCGGCATTACGGATTTGATGCGAGGTATTGCAGACCCGATGAACGCGGCAGCCACTAACCAGATGATCAGCGACCACGGAGACACAAGGACAGAGCGAATCGTTAAGAAGGTGGCTATATTCTTCAAGCAGGCATACGGCTGCATGTATGATGTGATATGCGACGTGTTCAGCCCACAATCTATGATACGGGATAGCGGCGGGGACATGAACGATCCGAACGCTCAGCAAGCCGTGATGTTGCTCAAAAATGAAGGGCAAAGGCTATTCCGGGTAGCTATCGAGACAGGGACTACCCTCGCAAGCAATAGCGGAACTAATCTCGCCAAGTCTACCGAGATGTTTAACGTGTTGGGCCAAGTCCTAACACTTGCCCTCCAAACCGCCGAAAAGGCTCCTTCCTACGCTCAGGCTATGCACTCGCTCATCATGCACACAGTACGCAGCATGAGCGAAGGTCGCAAGATTGAGGAGGAGCTAGAACAGGCGTTCTTGCAAGGCTTAGAACAGGCCAAACAAGGCCAAGAGCAAGCCATGCAAGCCCAACAGGCCCAACAACAGCAAGAGCAGCAAATGGCCCAGATGCAGCAACAGATGCAAGAGTACCAGATGCAGATTCAGAGCAGGGAAACGGGCGTTAATGAGTTCGAAGCGCAGATTAAGCAGTTTATTGCACAGTCTAATGCACAAATTGAACAGCTTAAGCTACAGATTGAACAGGCTACGGCAGGACAGAAGGCGCAGGCCGACGCGGCAACAGCTCAGATGACGGCACAAAAGGCACAAACCGAAGTAGCTAAAGCTCAGGCCGATATGATGTCAGCTCAGCAGCGGGTAGAGTTTGAGGCAGCTAAGGCAAGCCGTGAGCTGGACATTAAAGAAGGCCAGGTACTAGCAGATACGCAGCTCAAAAAGCAGGAGCTAGAGGACAAGCGGATTGTGAATACCGCGGAGCTGTTGACTACGGGGGAAGTGAGGTAGCCGACATGGACCACACACTAATGATCATCGTCGGATTATTAGTGATGTGGGTGGCATATGAGAATTGGGAGGGCAAATAATGGCACGCTACAGATATGATAAAGATACCGGCAGAATGTACGAGGTGGGCGATCCGCAGCACAACCGACGGATACACATCATTAACGACAATGCAGACAGCGAGGGCAAGGGCTACCTATGGCATCCTGCGTTTGATGAGCATGAGCAGCATAAGGCGTATTTTAGCAGCAAGTCCAAGTTTCGAGCAGAGACCAAAGCGCGCGGCTTCGAGGAAACCGGGACTGGTAGAGATCCGGACAAGGAACGGCGGTACAGAGATAACACGAAGGAAGTACAAAGCAAGATGCGAGAGGCTATCATAAGGCACGTCAAATCACTCAATTTAAGGAATCCATAGTATGGACGGCATAGAAATAGGCGCACCGGCAGAGACCACTACAGAAGCGCCACAGGTAAGCGAAAGCGTGAGCCTGAACGACAAAATAGCAGATGTTGTAAAGGCCAACGTTAAGAAGTTCAGCGACGACAAGCCAAAGGATGAAGTCAAGCCGGTAGTCTCCGAAAACATCACAAAACCCGAGGCTGAAAAAACTGAGAAGGTAGCGCCGAAGGAGGTGAAAAAGGCGGAACCTATAGTAGCTAAGGATGAGAAACCCGAGGTAGTTAAGGCTCCAGCATCATGGACTAAAGAGGAAAAGGCGGCATTCGAGAAGCTCCCTCCCGATCTAAAGTCAGTGGTGCATAAAAGAGAGCTAGAGCGAGACGGATACCTAACTACTCAAGGTCGAGAAGTCGCAAAGCTAACGAAAGTGGTCGAGAGCAGCAAGGAGGCCATCGAGGCGCATGAGTACGTTAAGCAGGTAGCAGAAAAGAGCGGAGCCCCTACCACTCGGCACTTTATCGAGCGCATGGTTGAGGCACAAGAGCAATCAGTACGCGATCCAGTGGGTTTTGTCGCAAGGATAACCGACCAGAACCCTATCGGCTTCGTAAAGGCACTAATGCAAAGGTACGACATCGATGTTAGGCAACTTGCAGCCGGTAGGGACGACCTAGCATTTGACATCCAGACGCATCAACAACAAGCAGAGATGCAGCGGATCCAGCGGGAGAATGCTGAAATGCGGCAATACTTCGAGAATCAAAGGCTGCAGCAAGAACAAGCCCAGGTCAGCCAACAGCAACAACAGTATGATCAGGCGGTGGGCTCTATCGCCGATGCTATGGAGCAGTTTTACGGCGAGAAGAGCGAAGGGGAGAGAGAAGCTGCAACGCCATACCTTGAACACGCCGTTCGGGTAGTGGTGGCAGAAGCTGGTCAAAAGGGCGAGCAAATCAATTCCTACGGAGAGCTAATCCGTAGGGCGCACGCTAAGGCCCTAAGGCTTAACGACTCCTACAATCCCCCGCTACCCCAAAGGGCGGACTATGCAAGCAGTCGGGCGGTTAGCCCACACAGTAGAGGCGGATCAGCTACGGGAGTACCGACGAGCAAGCCGTCTGGTAGCTTCAACGACATGGTAGCCCAGATCGCCAGAAACAATTTACGAAAGTACTCGTAAAAGGTATTGACAGTTATGCGTGATTTATGCGTCAATAAAAGCAAAGGCGCATAACTCGCAATCAATATATACAGTGGCAGCTACGACCGTACCCCAGCCACTTAAAACAAACGTAGTCCGGAACAGCTGGATCTTTCCACCTCAGTTATCGGATTAAAAATACTATTTTTTAATCTTTATAACGAGGCAACATCATGGCAGATCCGAACCTCTCCCAGATGACCTCAGCGACGTTTGAAGACGTCACTAAGGTCGTTTATGACAACTTCACAAACAACAACCCACTACTAGGCGAACTCAAGAAAAAAGGAAACATTACCGAGGATTACACCGGTGGTGAATATATCCGACAAACCCTTGCATACGCCGAAAACAGCACCTACACGCACTACAGAGGCGCGGAAAGGCTTAACATCTCCGAAGTTTCTATCCTTTCAGCAGCCAAGTTCGACATCAAGCAAGTAGCCCTTTCCGTGACCATGAACGGGCTTGAAGAAGTGATGAACGCTGGTGAGGCCAAGCTGATTGACTTGTTCCAGACCAAATCAATGGTCCTCAAAGGCACCTTTGAAAACAACTTCGAAGCAGACCTTTTCTCGGCAGGAACGGCATCAGGCGGTAAGCAAATCGGCGGCTTGCAATCCCTAGTAGCAGATACCCCAACGAGCGGTACAGTAGGCGGAATTAACGCAGCTACGTACAGTTGGTGGAGAAACGTTTCTTATGACGCGTCTTCAGA